CGTCAGGATGGAGATAAGCCATTAGGGTGAACTCCCTTGCAAGGAAGAGTCGCAAGGATTACACTAATCGGTTGGCGGCGTCATCACAAAGTTGATTTTCAACCTAAAGCAAGGTGTCGCCGATGTCCTTGAGCGATTTGCGCTCGGTCTTCGCCTCGTACGGCGCTGGAGCACCTTCGCCGGTAACGAACTCGTTGCTCTCCCATGGCCCTGCCCATGACGGCGGCTTCTCCCAGAAGCCTGCAACGTGCGCGCGAATGTCCGGATGGCTCAACAGCGCGATGCAGTAGGACAGCAAGTCGAACGCTTCGTTGCGACGCCGGCTCGGATTTTCCCATCCCTTCGCGGTGCGGACCTCGGTCGTCAACTGCGTGTAGAGCCAGTCTTCCGCCCAGGCGGGGAAATGGACTGCGCCGCCAGCTTCCTCGCGGCCGAGCATGTTAGACGCCTGATCCTTCACGATGTTCGAGTTGATCAGGTAGACGGGAACGTCGCCGCGGGCGATCGCCAGCTTGTCCTTCTGCTGCGCGTTCGGATAGGTGAGCCGCAGCGGTGCTGTCTCGGTCCGGCTCGGTGCGCCCTTCAGCAAATGGAAGCGCCGATGCAGGTCATCGCCGCGGGCGCGCAGCCGACGATAAAAGTCGTAGGCATTCGCCGTCACGCCGTCCGCGCCGCCGGAGTCGCAGCCAACGATCTTGATGTGCATCTTGCGGCCGCTGCCGTCGCCGAGCGGCACGGTGCGCTGCAGCACCTGCTCGATCAGCAGGTCCCAATCCTCGGGGTGCGACGCCGGATCGATCAGGTGATGATCGCCGTCGCCGTCGACCCGCTTCGATTTGCGGATCTTGAACATCTCAACATGCCAGATGTCGTTGCCGCTGACGAGATAGACGTGAACGACGAACGACGGCTTGCCTCCCGCCTGAACGTCGACGGTCGCGACGAGGAAACCGCCTCCGGCCTCGACCGGAACGACCGGCGCCTCAGCGCTGCCGCCCCAATCCTGCGCGCGGCGTTTCAGTTCCTCGGGGAGCCGGCCTGCTTCGAGCACCTTGGGGACGTAGGCGTCGCCTTGGTCGACGTTGGTCGTGGTGGTCAGCGGCCCTTCGTCGCCGGTGCGCTCATACGCTTCGAGTGCTACCAGGTAGCGGTGAACCAGCAGCTTCCAGTTGGTGAAGCCTGCAGCCGGTCCGAACATCCAGAAGGATGCGATGTCCGAACGCCGCGGAGTGCCGACAATCGAACCGTCCGGCAGCCACACCTGCCCCTCCTTGATCCAACGACCGCCAAGGTTGAGTTCGTGCTGCATGTCCGGCGTCATCGGGAAGCCATCATGCGGGCAGACCAGCACGACCTGCTCTGCGGCGTCCATCGGGTCTGCACTGTTCGGCCACTGCAGCAGCTTGAAGTGGGGCTGGAACGACTCGTTGCACTGCGGACAGCGCCAGTACCAGCGGCGCCGGTCGCCGCGGTTGTAGATTTGCACGATGCCGCCACCGGTCTTCTCGTCGCCGGTGGGAGGGCCTTCGTGCGGAGTCTTCGGGAGCCACTTCGCGTCGTTGACAGGGAAACCTGGCGACGCCTCAACGCCCGTCATCGCATAGCGGCCGAACGTGTCGCCGCGCTTCTTCGTGAGATCGAACGGGTTGCCTTCGCCGTCGACGTTCTGCGGCATTCGGTCATAATCCATCAGCCAGCTGCGCGGGATGGTCTTGCCCGAGAGGTTATTGATGGTCGGCCAGGTGATGCCCAAGCGCATCCCGCTGAGGAAGTGCTTGTCGAAGACGTTATCGTTCTGCCGACCGGGAGTCATGCGCTTGCGAAGCTCGGGGCTGTTGCGAATCGCCTTGGCGAGGTCGGCCTGCGACCATTCGCGCGCGGTATGCTGCGCCATGTGAACGATCATCATGTCCGCCGGATCCATGATCGCCGTCGAGCACAGCCAGTTGATGAACATCGCCGACTTGCCGGTACGCGCCGGCCCGAGGAACGCCATGCCCGTATAATCGAGGCTGGTCAGCACATCCATCGGCTCGCGCAGGTACGGTGTCCGGTCGAGACTGAACGGCCCGACATGCTGGCCGGGATTGTTGACGATGTGATAGCGCTCGGCGGCCTCACTGACCGTGATGCGCTCCGGCGGTCGCACCGCATCGGCGGCCGCGACGATCATCTCCTCAAGCGAGTCAAAGAGGGTGATTTCCTCCTTGGTGGTCGGGTGAATGACGGTGTGCATTACGCCGCAGCGCCCTCATCCTCATCGTCATCGTCGCCCAACATCTCGTGCTCGATCGCCGCGAGGCGGCTGCGGGTCTGCCGCTTCTTCGGCTCCTCCATCAGCATGTCGTGGAGTTCCGAGTTGAACACGTCGACCATGGTCGAGAGCTTCGCCAGCTGCTCGTCGGACAGCGCCGAGCGCATATTCTCGACCCACAGCTGCGAATGACTCTTGATCGTCATCGCCATGCGGCCGAAGACCTCCAGCACGTCCTCGGTCGCCCAGGCTTGGCCCGCCTCGATCTCGAACTTCAGCTTGATCCGCTTGGCTTCCCAGAACGTCTTGTTGATGGCGTTCGGCATGTCCGCCGGGTTCAGGGTCGCGAGATACGTGTCGATGTCCATCTTCGGCTTGAGAAGATGTTCGCACGCAGACTTGAAATCGTAGAGCGGACGCTTCTGCTTCTCGCCGCCGGCGTAGCCGACCGGCTTCAGGCGCCGCAGACGACGGTTGACCGTCATCGTGTCCATGACGAAGACCCGCGCGAGGAAATTCTGCGACACGGGCATGTGGAAGACGCGTTCGTCGATCAGCGTGTTGCCCGATGCAGCAGACTTCATGGCTGCCTGCATCGCCGGCGTCGACCAGAAGTCTTCTTCCTCGCGCTCCTGCTCGGCGAGGCGGGCTGCGACTTCTTCTTTTCGGGGACGGCCGGGACCGCGCTTCCGTTTGGGCGGAGCGTCAATTAGCTCATCGAATTCGCTCACAGGTCACCGATCTCCGCTCTCATTGCGCGATCGATCAGCCATTCGCTGAGACGCAGAAACAGGTGGCCCCAACCGAGGCAGCATTCCGCGAGCATCGTGTAGAATGCGCTCATGGACCGTGCGTCACAGGCCAACCATTGATGTGGCCGAGTTCGTGGCAGAGCAGTTCGTCATACGAACCAGGATGCATCGGATAGACGCAGGGATTGGGCATGATGATGTGTCCGTCCCTTGCAATGCACGCGTACAGCCTAGATCCTGCAGGCGTGTCTTTGGTGCGGCAAAGCTGGTTGATGTGCCGAGGCGTCTCAAACTGCACCGTTGCGTGCGTGTTGCCGCGAAAGCGATCAGGAGGCGGACTCGTGCCAATGAGCAACCCGGTCGCAACAGTGGCAAGAGCAAGCCAGAAGGACATGCCGCGAGGATACTCGCGTCGGTGTATAGTTTCAACCGTTTATTGAAAGTTGGGGACAGTCTCACTGTATGGTTGCATTGGCATGTCCCAAAAGGTTCGCCAAATGCGAAGGGATGCTAAGGGGAGAAACAGGTCGTTTTGGGATGGTTCGCCAAATAACCCATTGATTTACAACAAAATGGTGATTCCGGCTCGGGCCTCCACCTACGCCGAAAAACTGTTCTAATTCAATCGCCTAAGTCTTTTGTTTGGCGAACCGAAGAACCATGGTTCGCCAAATCCCACTCGGCCAAACGGGTGAGGGCGGCACCAGCGAGCTTCTTCTGATTGGCGTCCTTAACGTAGGTTGCAACCTCTCGATCCTGACTCCAGTTACCCGCAGCTTTAAGCTCCTGCTGCGTCGCCTCGACGTGATCTACCAGTTGGCGTGCGGTCGACTTACGGACTCCATGAGCAGTGCAATGCGGCAGGCCGGCGGCGACGCACTGCTTCTTGAACCAGTTGCTGAAGCCCTTCTCGGTGAACGGCTTGCCGAACTGAGTGACGAGCAGCGTTTCGGTGCCAATGACCGTCATTGCCTCGATCGTCTCGGTTAGCTGCGCAGGCTCTGGCACCCAGGAATACTTGTCTGTCTTCTCATTCCAGATTTCGATGTGGCCGTTCTTCCGCTGTTTCGGACTGAACGTTCTCGCGTCACCGCCGCGCTGCAGTGTCCAGCGCAGAAGCTCAAGTGCCATGCGCGCCTTTGTGCCGACAGGATGAGTGGCGCGGAACTGAGCGATTTCGTCATCGCTCCAGGTATGGAAACCCTTTGTCTTCGGAACAGCTGGAGCATCTGCCAACTCGACTGGATTGACGGTCATTCCTTCATATCCGATCACCTTTGCCGAGTGCAGCTTCATCGCCAACTCGAACAGGCGCCGCAGCAATTTCCGAAGACGTTGAGCCGCAAATGGGCCGCCTGAGTTGCCATTCTTTTTCGCCTTGGCGACCAAGATGGTTTCGACATTGCTGAAGCGCATTGTCGACGCGTGAAGCGTACCGAACCTGCAACGAAAATCCTCAATGATCGCTCGGTTCTTCGTGCGCGTGCGCTCGGAGGCCGAATTGAAGTCGGCGCTCCCGTACCAACGCATCACGAGGTCGTCGATCGTTCCAGGCTTTGCTCGCGGCGTGTCATTGGCAGGCACCTCGCCAGCAGCGACCCGCTTATATTCCTCGCTCGGATGCCGCGGTGTGCCAGGATGCCCCTTGAAGTGGTAGGTCTTCGCGCCTGTCTTGCGATAGCGGTAGCGGCGCTTCCCGTGTCGATCTGAATAAGCTGAAACGTGAGGCGGCAGCTTCTCTATGTCTGAAGGGCGGCGTCCCATTCGTTCGGTCCTTCTTCCCCTATACCGCTAGCAACAGCGGCACCGACCACGCCAATCAATCGTCCCGTAACAGGATCCACCTCAACACGGGCCAACTGCACGCCGGCCTTCTCGGCTCCCTTGAAGAAGCGCGTCACATCGGACTGGCGAAAGCGGGCTGGCTTGGTCACTCCCCATGTTTCGTGACTCCGGATTGAAAAGTCAACTGTTTGTTGAAACTAGTCTGCCTCACCTCGACGAACAGCAGCAACTGCTTCCTGAAACTCTGACGGAAAACCGGTTGCTTTCGGAGCCTTCGCATCTTCGCTACGGTCTACTCCCTCCAGACCGGCAACCAAGCCGAGCAACGGCACGTCCAAGAAGTTGCTGAACGGGATGTGCAACTGAGCGTCATGGTCATTGCCGCTGTAAACATCGACGAGCACGTGAGTGTCAGTTACGTGATTGCACATGCCCATGCGTCGGTCTTCGAGCATGACAGGCAGCGGCGTAGGGCTGTCGGCCATGAGATCGAGGAAAGACTCTCGGTCGTACTTCTTCACGCGTCTTCCCCTTCCAGAGCCTCAATGTTTTCCCACACCTCGCCGGTCCAGTAGCCGACATGCGTCGCTTCCTCGCTGTCGATCGCATCGGCGAGCGCGATAGCATGGCGATTCTCGCAAGGCGTGACGGGGCGCCAGCTGTCGCCGTCGCGAACGATTCCGTACCAGCCGTCAACCATGCTTAATCACGCGCCTCCCTGTGTTTCAGTCTCCAAAAACCTGGGACGCCAACTCGCTTTGCTAGCTTGTAAGCCTTGGCCTCAGTCTGAATCGGCCATGACACATCCTGGTAGACGATGACCGCTTCAGCTTCTGGCTTCGGCACAGTGAATGCAAAGACCATTGTCACGCCTACATTTTCCCCTTTATCGACTCAACGAATCGGACCTACAACTTTCAACCGCTTCAGTCAACTTAAAGTTGAATTGACGCTGCAGCGCACAACAAAAAGGGCGGCAACCGAAGCCACCGCCCTTTTCCGCGTCGCGTAACTCCCCTTGTTCTTAAAGCCGCTCGCGGAAGTTATCGATCTTGCGCAGATCAGATGGCTCGGCCACCACCTCGATCGCGCCGCCACGATTATTGCCGAACTTCCTGATGACATCGCCCTGAAGCTCGTAGACCTGAATCTGAAACGACGTAAGACGGATGACGCCGAGTACGACGACGTTCGTGTGAGCCGCTGGAATCAGGAACCGAAGACCCGCATCAGTCTTCTCGCCGAGTACGACATGAAAGCCGTAATTGACGCCACGGATGATCGCATAGAGGTCGACATTGTCCGCATTCGCCCGAGGATCATCGTCATCAGGGAACGCCGGATAGCCGCCATCCATCTGCACGAAGCCAGCAATCAGGTTCACGGTGCCATCAGCCATCGCGTTGCGCACCTTCCGCTCGTGTGGCTGAAGCTCGGGATCGATACCCATGGCAAGCCATGCAGGATCGACTTCGAGCACCTGGGCAAGAATGTTCATCTTGTCAGGTCGCGGGCGAGCTTCGCCGGCAAACCACTTACGGCACGTTTCGTGGCTTACCTCGACACCCTGCTTCTTCATCATCTCCTTCAGCCAGCCGAGGCGGCCGCGATGTTTATCCGGAGCATGAGGATGCGCATCGCACGCACTTTCGAGGCGATGAGCAAAGGCTGGATCCCGAATGACGCGGGCCTGCGGCGCTTGGATTAGCTGACTCCCTGGCTTCCCTGTAGGCGCCACAGAGGACCGCTTCGGCGGGCGGACTTCAGTGGTCGTTGTCATTAGCACTTAAAACTCCCCTTGTTGCGGCGCAATACCGTTAACGAAAGTTAAACCATTTTGCGCCTGAGCATATATGAGCCTTGGTGTTGCTTTGTCAAGTTAAAGTTGAAAACAGCCTATTTCAAATGGTTAACAACAGTGTCAGCGTCCCTAGCTAGAATGTAGATGCCGCCTGCCTTGACCCACGCGCGTTCGAAATGCTGCTGCACTTCACGCTGCCTACCCGTCAAAGTTTTCATTTCAATCTGCACGGCGCGACCGCGACTGACTCCGCACGCGTCTCCCGCACCTGCGAGACCGAAGTCGATCGGTCGCGCCTGAGCGAGGATCTTCATGCCAGGTTCAACACGCAGATAGCTGCCGACCATCGCGTTGACGGGTCTGCCGGTCCAAGCCTGCCCCGTATTCTGCCTATAGATCAGCGTCTCTGGCATCGCCGATACTTTGCACAGCGTCTCGGCGAGGATTGATCGTTCTGAACGGCTCATCAAACTCTCCTGCGATAACCGCCGTTCTTGAACGACATTTTCATCTTCGCCCAAGCGTGCGGGTGATCGTAGCCGCGGGCGATCGCCAGCGACTTGAACTGCTCATAGGTCTTGCATTCCTTCTCCTCGGCTTTCCGCCGGCGAGAGGCTGCCTTGCGAAGCTCCTCGCGTTCGAGCTTGGTGAGCTTTCCGGCTTCCTGCCGTAGCTCGCGAACCTGAATCGGGAATTCCTCACCGCAGCCGGGACACTCGCGGACGCTGCTCGGGGAAATGCGGAAGCAAGTTTCGCACTGGCGGATGGGAAACGCATCTGCCGGAGCGCCGCGGGCCTGCTTCGGTCGGCCTTCGAGCTTCCATTCGCGCTCGTCGTCGGGCAGGCCGTGGCGGAACGCATTGCCGGCATGATCGCAGATGACCGCTTCGGTTTTGCCCGGTATCACGCGAAGGCCGCGGCCGACCTGCTGCAGGAACAGCGCGAGGGATTTCGTCGGTCGAGCCAGCCCGACATAGACGATTCCAGGCACGTCAAATCCCTCGCCGAACAAATCGACGTTGGTCATCACGTCGAGCGCTCCTTCGCGGAACGCGTCGACAATGCTTTTGCGCTGCTTGTCGCCCATGGAACCGTCGACGTGCGCCGCTCGAACGCCGTTGAAGGCGAATGCGTCGGCGAGGTTGCGGCTGTGTTCGCGGCTCGCGCCGAAGACGATGCCCTGCTTGCCCGAGGCCAGCTGCAAGTAATGCTCGACCACGTCGCCGATGAGCTTCGGCTTGTCCATCGCGTGCGCGAGTTCGCCGCGGTTGAAGTCGCCGGCGACGGTGTGGACTCCGGTAAGGTCGGGCAGGCTCGGCGCATAGTAGCTGTACGGCGACAGGTAGCCGTGCTCGATCAACCAGGCGGTCGAGGGGCCGCAGACTATCACGTCGAAGTGATCCTGCAGGCCGCGACCGTCGAGGCGTTCCGGCGTCGCGCTCAGACCTAGGGCATAGGAGTCATAGTAATGCTCCATGATACGGTCCCAGGATGACGCGGTCGCGTGATGCGCCTCGTCGATGATCGCGAGGTCCGGAGGCAGCCCGAGGCGATTCACAAGCGTTTGCACGCCGGCCAGCATCACCGGCGCGAAGTCATCCGGTCGCCCTGCGGCGATGAAGCCGTGTCGAATGCCGAGTTCGTCGAACGTGCTGCTGGTCTGGTCGATCAGTTCCTTGCGGTGAACGATGAACTGGCCGGTTCCATCGATGCTGCCGAGCATCGCGCCGGCCATGCGCGTCTTGCCGCCGCCGGTCGGCAGCTGGATGAGGATGCGCCGGTAGCCGAGTGCCATGAGCCGCGCGACTTCGGTGAGCAGCGCGACCTGATAGTCACGCAGCGACCACTGGTGGATTGCTGCTTCGGAGAACGGCGCTCCCTCGTAGACCGGCAGCGGTGCGCACGTCGCGATCGACAGCAGGATGTTCTGCTGGAACACGGCTCAGGCCGCGAGCGCCCACCAGAGCACGGCTGAGTGTTTCCAGACCCTGAGCGGCTTGATCACCGGCGGGCGCCGCACGTAGCCGATGTCCATCAGCACTTCCTCGGCTTCGGCGACGTAGCGGTCGTAATCGATGTCGGTCGGGAACTCCTCGGGGAGATCCATCAGCGGTCGACAGCCGTCAGTCTTCGGCACCTTGCCGTGCGTGCCGGTCTTCCAGTGGCCCTTCGCGCGCAGGATTTCGCAGCCGTCCGTTGCCCAATAGAAGCGCACGGTCTTGCCGAGGTAACCTCCACGCCAGGTCGCACCGCCGTCGACCTTGATGACCGTCACGAAGTCGCGGATGTCGCGCGAGCCGCTGATAGTGTCGTAGAGCGGCGTTCCCTTCGTGATGAGCGCCTGGACCGCCAGCGACACGATCTCCGCCTGCGGATTCTTCATCAGTTGGGCGCGCATGTCGGGCGGGTCCTCGTGCCGCGGCGTGCGCAGCGGCCCTTTGATCTTCGTCTTCCCGTCCGGCTTGATCGCGATGTAGCTGTTCACCGAGGAATTGTGCAGCGACAGATACTCGGTCGCTTCGAGCACGAATCCCGTGTCGCGCTCCCACTGTTCGACGATGTCGCGCAGAATGCCCTCGCCCTCGAAACGCGTCTTCTCGATCGGGAATGAACATTCCTCGCGCGGGCAGCGGAACACGACGCCATCGGTGTTCGCCGACACGACGGAGATGCCTGCCTGCTCGGCGCGATCGATGAGCATCAGGAGCGCCAGCTGACCGGTCAGCGTCGTGGCGATCATCAGGTGCGGCGCGTACAGCACCGAGTACGGGCTGCCGAGCTTCCCGAAGCAGCCGTTCAGCGCGATCTTCAGGCCGGCCTCGACCGTCTTGTTCTTCGCCGCTTTGGCTGCGACGCGCTCGTCGCGGATGCCGCGGAATACGTCGATGAAATCGGGGCCGAGGGATTTCGGGTACAGACCCGAATTGATGATGATTGCCGGGTAGTAGGATGCCACGTCGACATCGACGAGCACGCTGTCCTCATCGGCGTAGATCGAGCGGTTGGACTCGGTCGAGTGCAGCCCGCCGATGCCCATCGCGTACGTCGACTCGCCGATGGCGATGTGCTTGCCGTCAAGCCAGCCGGGAAGCTCGACCTTGCCGTCGTGCTCGACGTAGAACGATGTCTCGCGCAGCCGTTCGAGCATCGCAACCAGGTCCGGATGCTGGTAGCTGATGTACGGCGGAATGGGGAACTTGAACGTCGTTCCAGGCGGCGTGTTGACCTTCTGCACGCGCTCGCCGAGCTTCTGTTCGACGCGGCGCTTGATCATCGCCTCGCCCATCTGCGCGTCGGACTTGGAACGGAAGTCAGTGCTGTAGTCGCGGCCGATTGCCTCGCGCATCGCGATCGGCTCAGCCAAGGCGTGCCACAGCCGTTCAGTCGCCGGAATGTCTGAGTTGAGACAGTAGTCGATGAGCGTGTCCATCTGCTCATCGGTGAGCGGCGAGTCAGGGTCTACGGGAAGATCCTGCATCCGCTCACCATGCAGACGACCGTTGAGGGTCTTCAGGCTGACGAATGGATTCGGCTGCGGCTCAATGAGATCGATGTGGTCGAGGTCTTTGGGGACACGAACCCCAAGCATCTCCTCGACCTGCCACGGGCGGACGCGTCCGTTGATGATGCGGTCGTTCGCTGCCTTGAGTTCTTCGTTCGTGGCGCCGGTGACGAAGTACCAGAGCAGCGGAAGGTCGTAGCCGAGACCGTTGAAAGTGACGATGCGGTTCTGCAGCAGAATGCCGCGGACGCGCGATCGCTTAGCGTCATCGTCCTCGCGCGGGGTGCGGCGCGACATCTCGATGCCCACCGTCTTCCCGTCGCTGAGGCGCTTGAAGCCAGCGAAGTAGAACTGGTGGTAGTTCTCGGTATCGACGATGAGAGTTGGTTTGTCGCTCATCAGAAGAAGTCGGAATCATCCGGCGTGTAGAGTTCAAACCGCCAATTTTCGTACTTGCGATTCAGGCGCGCAAAGCGATGCACTGAAGCGACCAGTTCGCTGCCTGTCCGCTCGCGGCGCAGCCTGAAGACCTGCTCGCGCTTGTCGGCGGAATAGTCCTGATGGAATGTAAGACACTGGCCGTCGAAGGAGACCTTGCAGATGCCAAAGTCGAAACGTTCCAGAAGACGATCGAGCGGCCAATAAACCATGATGACTTGCAGCGGAGGACACTCATCGAACGTGATGTCGATACAGCCAATCAGATCGTTGCCGTCACCGATCGGGTACATTTTCTCTGGATCGATTTCCGCGCAATCGAGACCTGCATCGACAAGTTGCCTGTGCAGACCGAAAAGCGCGTCCGCGCTTCGACCCTCCACGAAGATGTCGATGTCTTTGACCTCGCGACCGTTATCGAGATCGCGCAGACAGCCTCCGGCTATGACGGCGTTGAGGTCGATCTTCTGGATTGCCGAAAGTGCGCTTTTCCATGGCGCGGGAATTGCCTCGATTGTAGTGAGCATGGGATGGATCCTCAGACGCAAAAGGGGGAGGTCACTCGGGGGCATGAGCGACCTCCCCGACCGGCGGGCAACAGGGGGAATCCCGCCGGTTTCGATTAACCGAAGTCGCTGTCGCTGCTGCTCGATGACGAAGACGACGACGTACCCTCGAAAGCGTCGCCATCGTCGAGATCGTCGAAGTCGTCGGCGCTGACGTTGATGCCGCCGCCGATCCGTGTGCCTTCCTGGCGGGAACGGATCGCCTCGACCGAGCAGAAGATGCCCTTGCCGCCCTCGTCGGTGCCGTAGAAAGACACGATCACATCGGCGTAGCTGCCGCCGTAGCAGACATCGAGAATGTCGTTCTCGGCCACGTCGCGCTTGTGGCGGTCATACATCTTGGGACGATGCTTGCCGCCACCGGGGCCAGAGCAGGACAGTCCCCAATTTCCGGCGTAACCCTTGTAGATTTCGCCGTCGTCGTTCTTGAAGCGCTCACCTTTGCGGAAGCAGAGCCGCTTGGGATCGTCTTCGGCGATGCTCTTATAGATGTCAGGCTTGCCCCACTGAGCGTCACCTGCTTCCTTGATGCAGGCGATGATCTTCTTCTGGTTTTCGTCGAACAATGCCGCTGCCTGCTTCGACAGCGCATCGCCATCCTCAGCAGACTGCACGATGATCAGATTGCAGCTGTGCTTCTCCTTGCCGTCGCGAACCGGAGACTTCTTGTCCTTCAGCCCGTCCGTGAACGACAACCGCACCATCTTCAGCTGACAAGTGCGCGGATCCTGTTTCTTTTCCTCGGCCATCAATGGTCCCTTCTCAGAGGTCGTCAAATTCGCTCGCTGCGGTCCGCGTCACTGCGGGCCGAGCATCCTCCAGAGGCACCAGGCTGTGACCCTTCTCACCGCGGGCGATGAGATTTTCGAGTTTGTCCCGGTCCTCTTGAGATACCTGCTTACACGCCTGATTTGGAGTAATCAACTTTTTAGTGAAACTTTTGTCGCCAAGAAGCTGTTCGAGCACTTCGCCGGCGCTCTCCTCATGCTTCCACTTGTCGCGCGGTCCCTTGCGACCGTCGATCACTGCCTTCATCGTTCCGGCATCGCGGCCCGCGAGCGCGTCATCGAGCGCAGCATCGTAATGGGTGTCCAGCCAGCGCTCGATGCCTGCCTTGTGCTGCAGCAGATACGAGCGGCGCCGCGGAGTCATCGCCGTTTCGAGCAGCGGCGCTTCGCTCACGTCAACGTCGAGGTCGCTGAACCGCAGCCCGAGCAGGCGAACGCGCCATTCCTCGTACGGCTGACAGCCGCCTGGGGCGAGCTTGCGGCGGCAGAACATGCAGCCCTTTTCGGTCGGATTGCGCGGCGGATTCTCCATCGTGCTGCTCGCCATCGCGCGCTCACGCAGATAGTAGCCTATTTCCCGCAGTTCGCCGAGCGTTGTGTCCCAGAAGCCGCCTCCGCCGCCGCAACGGGGTTGATCGATGACGAGTTGGAACTTGACTGGTTTGCCGACACAAATCTTTTCCGCGTGCGCTTTCCAGAAGCCGAGTGCGTAGAGCACCAGCTGCTTGTTGCGTACAGGACTAACAGGGATACCCCTACCCCATTTGCAATCGACGATGATCACCCACCAGGCATCGTCGCGCTCGACGATAACAGCGCGGTCAAGCGTGCCGTGCTGATGGGGAATCGTCCAAGGCGATACGTCAACACGTTGCTCGCCAAAGAAGATTCCGCCTTGTTCGCGGATCCAGTCTATTCCCGGCTGCAACAGGTCTGCGTCGTCAGCAGTCCACTCGAATGTCCAGTCGCTTACCTTTATCCGATGACCGATGTAGTCGTACGCATCGCTGCCGAGTAGCAAACACTCGTCTGAGATGATGTGCGCGAACGTTCCTTCAGCTGCCACCTTCAAGTTGAGGTCGGGGAGTCCGAGATTCGCCCACACGTAATCGAGACAATTCGACCAACCCTCAGCCTGAGAAGGACCGAATGGGGAATGCTCCCATAACTCCAGATCACGAAGCGTGTCGCTCACGCCGCAATCCTTTCAACGCGCCAACCTCTGCAGCAATGATCTCGCTTTAGGGCGGAACGAATACTTCCGGCGTCCACGCCGAGATGCTTTGCAGCTGCCAACTCTGACGGAAATTCCAATCTTTCAGACCCGCCAACAAGTGCGACAGGAATTGTCCACTCGTGCTGCTTCCGGCCCAACTCTCGGTAGGAATGCAATTTATTGCCGGTGCTGCTTACCCATTCCAAGTTCCCGACAACATTGTTGCTTCTAATCCCATCTTTATGATTTACTTCTGGAAGTTCGAGCGGGTTTGCAATGAACGCTTGCGCAACCAGACGGTGTACCAAATGAGATTTAGAGCCACTTCCTAGCACGATACCGAGATACCCATTACGAAATCGCGTCGTCGTTAGCATTCGACCTTTGAGGCGACGCTTGCACAGCCCCCATCTACCGCGGCAGACTTTCACTCGATCGAGTGATCTCACGCGACCTAGGTTGCTCACCTGGTAGCCTGCGTGACCGTTAATATCTCTCCACTCTTCGCTCATGCGCCGTCGCTGCAGAGATATTCAGCCATGCGGCTCCGCCGGAGAAACAGGTCGCGACAGTCGACGACATTCTCCGATTCCAGAATGCTGATGTCGCGAACGTGCCGCGGCAGACCTCGCATCACGAACGCGATGTCGAGAATGTCTTCGAGGGTCCTGTTGGGCAGGTTTGCGTTCATCATATCCGGCGCTCGGGTGACAGGCGGGCCAAGGGGATGGAAACCCGCCTGTCGCCGGAGAGCCGGGTTGGGCCGGGAGGTGTTACCCTCACTGGATCGAAGCCTCGGCGCGAAGGGGAGGTAAGACGCGCCTGGTTCGACCGCTCGGCCCGTCCCGCTTACTCGAAGTCGCTCGCCGGCGCGGCGGCGGCAACGGTTTGGGCGGGATCCCCGTCGAAGTCGTAGGCGGCTTCCACATCGACTTCGTCGACACCGAGAGCCTTCGCGCGCTCGATGAAGAAGACCGTCTTGGCGGCGTGCGGCGTAAGTGACGCGAAATTCGGGGAGACGCCGAGCTTGCCGGCGATCGCCTTCAGCAAGCCGACACGCTTGGCACGCTCATCCTGATCCTCGGTTCCACCGGTCCAGGCCGAAACATATTCCTTCATCTGCGCTTCGCTGGTGATGCCTTGCGCGATGTCGGCGACGGTTTGCGTGGTGACTTCAGGTTCAGACGCAGCTGCGGCAGCGCCCTCCTGCGATCCCGTGTCGGCAGGCTCGTTGCCTGCGTTTCCCGACGAATCACCTGCCGCCGGTTCGTCCTTCTTCGTCGAACGCTTGCGACCGCTGCCGCTGTTCGATTCGAGTTTCGCCATGGCGGCTTCCTGGCCGGCCACGACGCGCTCCAGCAGGTCGCTGTTGCGGTTCAGCGCCGCAGTGTTTTCTGCGAGTCTTTCTTCGAGGCTCATTGATGGTCCCTTCGTGTTGGTCCGTGACGGCCATGTCGGCGAGTCGCGCATTTTGTGGCACAGCCGCCGCGACGTTTCAACCCTTTGGTGACAGAAACACTAAACGGTTGATTTCCACATCGCTTCCGCATAGGTTCGCCGCGAACGAAGGAGCGACCATGACCGTCCAGACCCGCATTCCCGGCCGTCCCGATTGGGCCGCCGGCGCGCTTTACAACATGCTGCTTGGCATTTTTCCGACCTACCGCACGACCCTCGGCGTGCTCGACGTGCAGAGGCTGAAAGGCGATCTCGGCAAGTCGCACGAGGCGATCTACAAGTGGCTCCGCCAGGGCAAGGTCACTCCCGACAACGCGCGAGAGATGGTCCGAGTCGCCAATCAGCCGGACAATGTCGCCGCGCTCGCCGCGGTCGATCGAGCGCCGCCAGTGTTCGAGGACTTCTGCCCATTCTTCTGAGCGCCTTGCTCGTCAATCTCTTTCAAGGCGCAACGTGAAGAATGAGCACCGATCCGCACGATAATTCTGTCCTCGCGGCCATCGGGCCGCTGCGCGATGCGGGCTTCGCCTGTCATTGGCTGCATCCGCGCACCAAGCGGCCGATCGGCAACGATTGGTCGGAACGCGCCGTCGCGTCGCTCGACACGCTCCGGTCGACGCACGCGCGCGGCAACAATCTTGGCGTGCGACTCGGTGAACCGTCGCATCTGGTCAACGGCGACTATCTGCTTGTCATCGACATGGACATCCGCATCGCGGAATGTGCCGAGGAAGCGCGGGAAGCGCTCGCCAAGCTGCTGCCCGGTGTCGATGTAAAGGCGCTGCCCTCGGTCCAGTCAGGGTCAGGCGGCGAATCACGGCACCTCTATTTCACGACCGACAAGCCCTTCTTCGGCAAGAAGCTCGCGGTCAGCGAGGGCAAGCACCGGCGCTATGACCACGACCGGAAGAAAGAGGTCTGGTCGTACGATTGGGAAATCGAACTTTTCGGTACGGGCAAGCATGTCGCGATGCCGCCCTCGATTCATCCCGACACCGGCAAACCGTACGTCTGGGAACGGCCGTTCGACCTCGATTCGATGCTGTTCGGCGTCGAGGTGCATCACATTCCCGCGAACGTCATCGAATCGCTCGGCGCCGCTGAAACCGCAGAGTATGAATTCGAGACGCGAGAGCCACTGACCTTCAAGCCGGGTCAGATGGAGCGCGACCTTGAGTCGCTGCCGGTCGAGCGCTTAGACGATTATCACGATTGGGTGACGCTCGGGCAGGCGCTCCACCACCAGTTCGGTGCGAGCGATGCCGGCTTCGATCTCTGGGTCGAGCAGTCGAAGCGCTCGGAGAAGTTCGACGACACCAAGGCTGGCTTGCGTGAGATGCGCAAGAAGTGGCGCGGGTTCGGCCGCAACCGCCGCCAGCCGGTGACAATGGCGACCGTTCGGCAATGGGCCGCGGATGCGCGTGCCGCGGCGCTGCGCGACCAGTTCGACGACTTCGAGGAGGCACCCACCGATGATAGTTTCGATTCGGATGACGCCGGAGATGCGAGCGACTTTGACGAGCTTGCACGGGCGCCTGAGAAAAGCAGTGAGGCAAGCGATTTCGACGAGCTTGAGGGGGAATCCAGCGACTTCGACGAACTCATCGAAGATGACGACCTCGCCGCGCTAGACCTGTCTCCCGAGGAGCGCGCCGAAGCGCTCAAGCTCGACTGGAAGTCGCTGTTGCACTTCAACGAGGAAGGCGGTCTCAAGCCGACGCTGCACAACCTCCGGCTGATCGTCGAGAACGACATCTGGACGCGCGGCGTCGCTTCCTACAACGAGTTCACCAAGGAAATCGTGCAGCGCGGCCAGCCGGGTCGTAAAAACCCGAAGCGGAAGAACCAGGCGAAGCAGCCGCTGCAGTTGGAAGGCCCGTCATGGGTGCTTCGGGACACGATCAACGGGGACTTCTGGACCGAGGACAAGGACGATGCGATCAGGGCGCTCATCGAAGCTCCGGAAACTCAGGGCGGTTATGGGATCAAGGTTCCCGACCGAGATTTACGTGCAGCGATCAACATCGCTGGTCGTAAGAACGCCTTTCACCCCGTTCGGGAATATCTCTCCGGTCTGCAGTGGGACGGAACCGAGCGAATCGAGCGCCTTTTCGTGGAATATGTCGGGGCGCCCGACGACGCCTACCACCGGTCTGTAGCTCGGCTGATGCTCACCGCCGGCGTGACCCGCGTGTTCGAGCCAGGTCACAAGTTCGACTTCGCGGTGATTCTCGAAGGTCTGCAGGGCAAGCGCAAATCGACCTTCATCTCGATCCTCGCGAAAAGCTGGTTCGCCGAACTCGACGGCGACTTCGAGGACGCCAAGCAGATGGTCGAGTTGATGCAGGGAGCATGGATCCTCGAAATCCCCGAGCTTTCCGGCTTCGCCCGCGCTGACGTTCGCCACATCAAGGCGTTCATCAGCCGCCGCACCGACAAGGTTCGCCTCGCCTACAACCGCCGCGCCGAGCAGTACGACCGGCAGTGCATCTTCATCGGTTCGACCAACGACGACCGCTACCTGAAGGACGACACCGGCGGTCGCCGCTACTGGCCGGTCAGCTGCCACGTCGAGGAAATCGATACCGACCGTCTGGAGCGCGAAGTCGACCAGCTTTGGGCCGAGGCGGTGGCGATTTACCGCCAGATGCGCTCGGTGCAGCCACGTGGCACGCTGCCGCTCTATCTCGACGACGAAGAAGCCAAGGTGATTGCCGCACGGCGGCAGGAGTCTGCTCGGGTCGAATCCGCGGACGACGCACTCGCTGGCAGGATCGCTGCATGGCTTGATCGCCCTGTGTCGACCGGCGGAATGGACGACGAAGGACCGGCCAAGCCGCGCGACGAAACCTGCCTGGTCGAAATCTGGGTCGAATGCCTCGGCTCGGACGCGAAATCGTACAACCAGCAGGCGGCGCAGACGCTCGGCCGCGCGATGCGGCTCGTACCGGGATGGTTCTGTTGGGGCGAGCGCTACCGGCACAAGACCTACGGCCAGCAGCGGCTCTACTACCGCGGTGATGAAGAAGCGTACCGCATCAAGATGGGGATCGACCTGTTCGGGGTATAGAAAAAAGGGACCATCAGCTGCCACTGACAGTCCCTTCCCGAATCAACTACGTTGGTTCTGCGGTTTCTAACAGAAAAGCCCCGCCGGTGTCATGCGTTGACCGGCGGGGCTTCGAGCAGAGGCCGACGAGGAAACCGGCTAAGACGCAACAGACCGCCTTGGCCGAACTCGCCGTTCCCCTACCTGGATGAGGACTGTCGGACGCCAGGAGCACCCTCGTTCACGGTCCACTCGCGGGAGCATTTACCGGCTGTCATGCTCCTAAGCGCTTGCGAGGCTGAGTCTCCACCCCGCTGCCGGCGCTCACCTGCGAGAAGGGGAGTGGGATCCTGCCGACTCCTTAGTGTGGCGAACGCAGATCCGTGCGTCCATCCCAGAGCAGCAGCACTCCCCGCCTCGCAGGTGTCACCGCTCCCCTCGGCAGCCGACCCGATGCAGGATCCCGCCGAGGGGGTTCTTCGTCGAAGCTGCGGCACGGCCACTCCGCATGTCCGGCAAGCAGAACTGCATCGTCCTGCGAGCCGTAGAGCCTCGCTTATTTGGGCCATCGCTCCCTCTCTGCAGAGCGGAAGTAACCGGTCCCCAAACTCGTTGTCGGTGTTCCGGCCGCCGCCGGAAGATGATTCTCTCTGCCCGATATATCGCAACCAGACCTCGGGCCAAGCGGGTCTCGGGCGGCTCCTTTGAGGGTTTGCAACCCCTCTCCGGCTTACCATGCTTCCCGTCGCCACCGACTGATTCGGTTGACTACAGACGAGTCGTGACTACGTCAACCGTTTATTGAAACCGCAATTAAAACAGAATCGCACCGAGCGCGAAACTGATGACGGCGGTGACGGCGACGGAAAGCAGAGCACGCTTCCTGATACGCGCCGAAAGCTCCTTGCCGATGGCGACGATTTCGTCTTCGGCAGTCGACACGCGAGTCTCGATCCGCAGGCGAGCCTGGGCGATCACATCGTTGATGACGGTCTGCAGCATAATCTCACTCCTTTCCACTTTGGAGTGTAGTTTCAACTGCTATCCAGGTCAAATTTTCTGCCCTGTTGGCGTGCTGCTTAATCTTCGTTAAGAAGCGTTGTGTTTAAACGTTTATTCCCGACGATCGCACGCGTCACCGAGGAGTGGCCTCCTGAAAAATGGATGGTGGCGCCCGTCGTAGTCATGTTCTTATGGGGCATGATTGCCGTGATCGCCAACGAGATGATGTTCAGTTCCGGTGCGATGGGGCAGTGAAGCAGTCCTACCTACGCCCCTGGCGCTGTAAACGGACTGAAAGCAACGCCGCAACCGCAGCGCCTTCCGCATCCGAATGCCACTTCGCCAGAGCGCGCGATCGTGCCTGTTCCGCGATGAACACGCCGGTGCCGCTCGGGAACGTGGCCGCCAGTTGCTGCCACTCGGGTTCGCATTTGAACCTCACCGCCCGAAGAATCGTGTCGGCGCTTTCCTGATTATCGGCACCGAGGTGAACCGCTTCTGCAGTGACGCACTGCTCGTATGCGGCCTTCGCCTGGTCGAGCGGATCGGCGGCAAATTGAAGCGCGATAATATACGCGATCACCATTGCATTAGCCTGAACTCAAAGCCTTACGCCGTCAACTGGCGGCGGCAGATGATGTTTTCCGTAGATGTCCGTCCACACCGTCTGAACCTGCATTTCGCGGCGCAGGGTTCCCCACATCACCTGAAGCGGTCTGCCGGCGACGGCTTCGCGGCGCAGGATCGGTCCATCGAGATGCATCCAGCAGATGTCGAGTCGGTCGTCGATCTCAGGCGTGCGATTCCATAGGTCCGGATCCAGCCAGAATGCCGTGCTGCCAGGTTCCCAGAGCGACGGCGGCTCCGGATGGGGAATCGGCACGCTGTTTTTCGGCTCTGGAACGAGTTTCGCAGCGAACCAGCTGCTCGCCAGCATGGCTGCCCCGCCCGAGATCAGGGAAATGAGGATGCTCATGTTGTCCCAGACGATACTGCGGCACGCGCTTCGCGAGCTATCTTCGCACAACGGCCTTCGATCTTGCGTTCAGTCCACAACTCGCGGTCGTCGGCATAAGACAAGTGCGGCGTTCGCTCGGTTCGCGTGTCCTCTTTCTGGATGCGCTCAAGCACCTCTCGCAGTAAATCCACATCTCTGGATAGCTGGAGAAGGCGTGACTTCGCTTCAGCAATCACAACAGGTGCATCAACCTGTCGCATATCAAGCCGCGATAACCGCTCCACCAATTCTCGATCATCTGATTGAGGAAGTGAGGAGAGGGCTTCCGGGATTGACCGTTCTCGCAGCCACAGGAATGCTTCTTCGAGCAAGTCCATAAGCGACTGCCCGCGACCCGGCGTATAGCCAGCGGCAAATTCCTCGGCCAAGCGCCGCTCAATCATATCACCTGAGTTGGGCATTAACTTACGCCTTTCCATGCTGCTGTGTGGCGGTCGCCTCGAATTCTTCGCGTAGCTCGCGGATCCGCTTCCGGATGGCCTCGGCCCAACGCTGAAGCTCACCCAAGTCGCGGGTCTCGGCGATCTGCTGCTCGACGGGTTTCATCTCAGCGGCCACCGATACTCAGGGAGCGTCATAATGCCGTCCTTGAACACCGCCTCGGGCGGAATGCAGAAGGCGCGTTCGTCCTTGCCCGCTACGGCGCGGTAGAGCTTGCCGTCTTCCTTGTTGATCGCGACCCACTGGCCGATCTTGAGTTCTTCGCCGGCGACGAATTGCACTTTGGGTAGCAGCGTCATTCGTACACCTCGTATTTGCACCGCATCCAGTGCTCTTTGAGCGCCTTGAACGACTTCGCGTCGAGCGCGACGTTGCCAACCGCGTCGCCCTTGCTGTCGATGATGTCAGCGAAGTGGTCGGGAAGCGGGCTGCCTGGTTCGATCTCGACGCGCCCTGAGATCGCGGCACGGCGCAGTACCGTGTCGACGGCCGCCCTGCCCTTCGTGAACACGACTGGCTCGCAGAGCCGCAGATCGTCGCCGGGGAAAATCTTGCAGAGCCGCAATCCCGCTGCGTCGGCGGGGAGCCGCTTGGAACTGCTGAACGGTTGCACTCTTCCGCTCATTTCCGCTCGAACAGCAGCGTCGTCTTGCTGCCCTCCCTCAGAATGATGCGCGGTCCGCCTTCTGCGGTGACCTCGGCGTGCAGCACCATCTCGCCGTCGCGCGTGTCCAGTTGCACGTAGACGGTCTGACCAGGCTGCACCGTGTCGCGCGCTCGCATCTCGGCCGCGATGATGTCAGCCGCTTCGATGATCTTGTCGCCGCCGCGGTCGTAACCCTCTTGAGCGCCGTGTCGACGCAGATAGTCGATCGCTTCAGCGGCATTCGTCGGGTCGCCGATCATCGCAGGAACTCCAGCAGCTGCGCGACCTCGTCTGCTGGTAGCCGGTAGGAATCGCTCTCGAACTCGCTGTTGACGGTGACTTCGAGCGAGCCGTCGCTGAAACGCATAAATTCTGCGCCGCTGTTCGTCTGTCCGGTCGTTACCCATTTGTTCGCTTCGTCGTAGTAAGCGCCGAGGACTAGCTTATCGGGACGCGGCTGCAACGGCTCGCCGTCGATCGTCGTCACGTTGACCCACAGCCCGTCGAGCGTGTCGACCGTTGGCACAGGAATCGTGTTCGTCGGCTGATGGAGCGCCATCTGACCCTGCAGCCAGTCGATCAGGTCCGGCAAGTTGATGATGCGGTAACCAGCCGGCAAGCCGTTGCGGTGGATCGTGATCGCGCGTTCTTCCTCATCGGTCATCACGCCTTCTTCCCTTCGAGATAGGCTTCAAGGAATTCGGTGAGGACCCTCACTTCCTCGTCGCTGAGATCGGTGCGCTTCTTCGTCGGCTCAATGCCGAGCGCTTCCATGGCGCGCTCGGTGATGACCTTGCCGATGCCGCAATATAGTCCGAACAGCCTCGCTCGACCTGGCTTCCGCGCATTTTCCCACCGCTTCGCGAGCGGCGGCTTAGTTTTGTCCATCTCTGGCTTCTGGGCCGCGCGCTTCGGTTTGGCGCTCACTTCCGCTCTCCCATGTGCTCCGCGATCACTTCCTCACGCCAATCGACATCAGGGATCAGCGGATAAACGTTCACGTCGCGCACCGAGCGGAACGTGATGCGGACAGAATCCAGATCACCGAGCACGATCGAATCATCATCGTTCGACGCTCCTTTACTGGCGAGCCATGCGTCGAGCTTCTGCCGCGCCTCGGCGACGCTGCTTGCGTTCACCTGAGCCGACCGAACAGTCGTTTCGCGCACATCGAAGTAGTAGGTCTTCTCGCGACTCATTACTGGTCCCCTTTTCAACTCCGAATCGCATAGTTTCAACTGTCGGTTGAGTCAACACTTGAGCCTCACGGCCTGCAAAATCACCAGTTTCCAGCGAGGTTTCTATTCGACTTAGGCAGCGGCGATCGAGCGCCAAATCAGGCCCGAAAAAACCTTCCCAGAACTTCGGAAATTTGCACCTATACTACTTAGGAATCGTCGATTCTGCCCTGAATCCGGTTGAATCGGGGACCTGTCACAGATCCTGTCACGGGACCTGTCACACGAAAAACGGCAGTTTTCTGCGGGGTTGTGACAGGATGACAGGGTGACAGCGGTTTTCTAATAACTTCTCCTTTAGCGTTCTACTTAGGCACGCTACCACGGGTGCTGCCGTACGGCCCCAGATTCAGCCCTTTTGCTCCTCGACACTCTATAGAAAAAGCTGTCACCCTGTCACCCTGTCACAAACGGCGGATTTCTGCGGCAAATCGTGTGACAGGTCCCAGATCGACCCTGTCACCCTGTCACACTGTATTATTCGTGCGATACAGCCTTTGCCTAAGTTAAATTAGCACCTATGCCTAAGTTGAATCGGCTCGAATTCTGCGGCTCAGCGCTTCCCGCCCGCGCCGCCCCGTCGAAGAGGGACCCGCAAAAATGAAAAGGCGCGCTAGCTCAGCGGCTTAGCAGCGACGCGCGGCAGCTGATCGAACGCGCTGCAATCGCTTGCCTAAGTAGAATGATGCGAGCGCCGGCGTTGCCTAAGTAGAATGATGCGCACAGCTGGATTGCCTAAGTAGAATCATGCGTGTGAATTCAACTTAGAGTTGACTTGCCTAAGTGAAACGCCTAAGTTGAATCATCGAGTCGAAAAGGAGTTCGTTGAGATGACAACCCGTTATCATCTACCCAAAGCCGGCGGCGCGCAGCATACGTTCGCCGTAGACGGCCGGGACCTACGCCGCGGCCCGTACCCGCCGCTGCAGACGGTCACCGTTGAAGCGGACTCGCGCGATGAGGCGGAAGCTATCGCCCGCGCGTCTGACTTTGATGTCTATGCGGTGAATCAGTGCATCAACGGGGAGCGCTGAGACCATGGCCGCTGAGTTCGTCATATGGGGAAAGGCGCCAGGGAGCGCCGCTGAGTCCCTCTTGCTCGACGCGCCGCACGGGGAGCGGATAACAAGCCGCGGCCAAGCTGAGCGCTACCTTGCACAGCTGAGAGACGTTCACGGTTGCACGGCGCTACGGATCCAAGAAATAGACCTAAGCAAGCCGTTCGATTTCGCCAGCATGGCGCTAGGAAAGGGAGTCTGAGAGATGCACGCACAACCGAAACACTACGCGGCCGGCGGAGACTATGCGGCCGCAATCATCCGCGAAGCGGAGCGCCAGGAGCGAGTCATTCGGCGCCGTTTCCTGCTAGGCGAAAAGGCGCGGGAGTTCGTTCAGTGAAGCGGTTCCAGCTGAGCTATATGCCGCGCGCCAAAATGGTTGCAGCGGCCAAAGCAAAGGGTTGGACTGAAGAAAGCGCCGACTCGCTGCTAGACGTGCTAGGCAACTTTGAAGAGTTTGAGGAAGTCGACTCCGAATATCCTACGCTAGGGGAAGCGGTTAACCGCGGAGTCCAGCTGATCAACGCCGGCCGGGATTTCTTCGGACAAGTCAGCGTTGAAGAGTTGCAATATCGACTCACCGTTCCAGCGGACAACTTCTATTCGTGGGAAGTTGTCACACGGTACAACGTGGACGAAACAGGCATAGTCGAGTCAATAGACTGTGAAACGGATTACTAACGTGAGCGAATTTGAACGCCGCTTTATGCGTGAACCGCGCCGCAGCAACCCGGCCGCCGATTGTGCGCGCTACGGCCATGAACCGCCGCTTGTCGAGCATTTGCCGGACTGGCGGACTCGGTTGACTTGTCCGCATTGCCGCAAATCTGTGATCGAGCGCGGCCTGACGGATCATCCGGAAGCCGCGGCCAATGGGAACGGGGAGCGCTGAGAGATGAAAGACTCCGCTTGCTATACCAATGGAGCGGCCGCACGTGCGCAGGGTTATCCGTTGAGCGCTAACCCTAATTGCATCGGTTCCGCTGCTTTCTACCGTTGGGCCGCACAATGGCATGAGGAAAATAACAGACTAGCGGCTGACTCAGCCGCGCGTCATAGGCCAATCATCGGGCCGCGCTGGAACGACACATTGCGGGCGCCCGCTGAGCGCAACCGATTCGGTCGGCGGCCGTGAAGCGTACCGCGGCAGCTGAGGCAACTTATCGGCTGTTTTTCGAGCGGCCGGATGACGGCGAATCGTCTTACTTGCACGACTCTTACCGCCGCGGCCTAGCAGGGTTGCGCGCTCCGCCGCGCTCGCATGTGCTGCAACGCGCCGCATGGGAAGCCGGCCGGGATCGCCGACGCGCCGGGAAGGGTTGAGTCAATGTCGCTATGGGAAGTCTGGGAAATCGAGTCCCTCAGCCCACTACGTATAAAGCGGCTAGCTCGAATTCGCGCGGATCATCAACCGGCCGCCATGATGAAAGCCGCTGAGCGTTGGCCGCAACTGGCGGAGCGCAACCGCGTAACGGTCCGGCCGGTCAAATGGCTTAACCGATTCCGGAAGCCGTGAAGCCGTGGCCGTCTACATTCTCCACATCGAGCCGGCTTATATGCACGCGAGTCATTATATCGGTTTCACTAGCCGGAGCGTAGCGGAGCGACTGGCGGACCATTTAGCCGGCCGCGGATCGCCGCTGATCAAGGCAGCGCTAGCCGCGGGTTGCACAGTCACAGTCGCGCACAAATGGGAATGCGGGACTCGCGGTTTCGAGCGCCACCTAAAGAATCGAAAAGAGGCGCCGCGCTTCTGCAGATTGTGCGGTCACCATAGCAGGAGACGGCCAACGTTCGCCGGCTTCAAAAGACGTGCCTTCCATTGCAACTAAGCCGAGTTAATTCAACTTTCAGTTGACTGCCTAAGCGATATTGCCTAAGTAGAATCACACGAGTCGAAAGGGTAAAACAATGTACGGTCTTTTCATGTTGATCGCCGTTCTAGTTTGCGGGTTTATCGCTTTGGCGCGGACGTTTTTCTAAGGGGAGCATGAGTCATGCTGACAGTGAGGCAGGCAGTTGAGTCGCCGACTTACCGGCGCGCCAGGGCAGCCGGTTACGGCGCTGCGGACGCGGTTGATCAAGCGCGCTCCGCTTATGCGTTCCGCCGCGCAGCGCTCGAAACTATCCGCGAGTCAAAAGAGCGGAGCGCCGCTGCGCGTCGCGGCTGGAAAACGCGCCGATTCAATGGGGAGCGCTGATCATGTCTGAACCGGTCCGAATTGTCGCCATAGTGGAAGGCGGAGTCCTGCAATCGATTCTGACAGCTGGAGTCGCTGTCGAATGCGTAACCGTCGACTATGACACGGGGAGCGGCGATGAAGACTCCGAATTCATCCAGGTTCCGCAAGAGAACGGGAGAACGGAGCTAGCTTCAGTCTCGGAACCGTACGCGGCTGAAGTTGCCGGCCCGTTTGTCATGGCCGCGTTTGAGCGGTTCCAAGCGCCGAACGCTGAACCGTATAGCTACGCGGACATTCTGGAGCGCTACGACTCCGGCGAAATTAGCGACGCTGAGGCAATCGCCGAACTGCAGACTCGCGGCTGGAGCGAACGGCGCGCCTATGTGATTCTCGCACAGCACCAGGGGAATTGAGACCATGAAAACGCTGCCAACGCTGCCGTTCGGCTCAACTTGGCGCTGCAATCTCTACGGGATCGCGGCCGATGAAGCGAACGTAATTCGGCTTGCCGATGGAACTTTGCTTGATTGCACAGACGCGGCCGAATGTCTCGATTGGAAACGACGCGACGGGCCGCAAGCAATTACGCATTGGACTCGCGTGCTGCCGCGCAAAATGTCTGAAGTCATAGGGGAGCGCTGAGAGATGACGGAACTTCGATTCAACGTTGACGGCGAGTCATACGCTGTAGGAGAGCTAGTCTTTCACAGTGGAAGCCGCGCCTTCGCAACGGTTGCGGGTCTCAGCGGAAACAAGGTGCTGATTAACGAGCTACCAGGCGGAAGCGAATTCCGCGCTAACCGATCATCGATCATCCGCGACGGAGTCGAGGAAGCGCAAGCCTTTGCGGATTATCTCGATTCGGACGTGGACTCGATGCTCGCCGATTGGTTTCTGAGGCAGTACGCGGACGGACTCACCGTCGAGGAATGCCGCGGGCATTTGCGCGCCGCGCTGCAATTCAAAGGGGAGCGCTAGTCATGATTCACCATGAAGTCATAACGGCGCGCACGGTCACAGATGAAGAAGCGGCCGCCGGAATCGGTTGCTTTGACGTTATTGAGATGAGTCCGCGCCGCTTCATTGTGGCCGACAATTCCGGCATGACGCTAAGCGAAAGCCGGACGCTGTTAGGAGCTATCCGCGACGCAAAGCGCGAAGCGGCCGCATATGACCGGCGCGTCCGCGATGAGCGTAAGCGGGAACGGCAGCGGTTCGATTTATCGGCGCGAAACCTAGAACGCTTTGGCTTGCGTAGAGGTGCCTATAATGGCTCAAACAGTAGGCGCTTCGTTTTATTTGAGGCGGCCCGTTCAACCGCAACCGGCGAAGCCGTAGAGATACGGCGCGAATTCACGTCAAAACGGGAACGCGACGCTAAGGCGCTCGAACTTCTAGCCGCTGCCGTGGATCATGCCGCGGCCTAAATCGGCAGCACGCAAAGCCGCTGAGGAGCGCGGGGAGCGTTTCTATAGCGGCCCGGTTTGCAAGTACGGCCACAATGGGGAGCGTTACACGTCAACCAACGCTTGCCGCGAATGCGTACGGATCCAGGCGCGGCCGGACCGTTCGAGGAAAACGGATGAATTCGGGGAATTGCTGAAGGGGAAATGATGATGATTAGAGCCGATGAACTGGAACGCGCAACCATTGCCAGCGCGCTGGCTTATTGGCGCGCAGCGCTGGAGCGTGAACCGCGCGCCTCGGAACCGTTGCCGGACCCATGCGGATTCGTCGACGAAACGCTAGGCACGCTCCAGCCGGCGGAAATAGTCAGTTTTGTGACGCGGGAAGGACTCGCGGCTTCGCGCTACCGCGTCAACTCAACGGATGACTCAGCGGAAGGCATGGAGCGGCTAAGGTCTCAGCGTGAATTCATTCTGTTAGCGGACCCGGCCGATTACACGCTCGGAGACCTAGAGCGGCAATGGATCGATGACTTAGACGGCGGAGGGGAGCGGCAGGAAGGTTTCGATTATGCGGCCGCTGAGGCTGCAATCCGCGACTATGTCAAAGGCAACGGGGAAGCGCTGCAAGCGGCGCTAGAGGCACGGCGCCGGATGATCGCCGCGGAGGCTGAGCGCGCCGGCGTAGAGGAGCTAGAAGAAGACTATTTTGCGGAGCTTCCGCCGTTCCGCCTTTACGTTGAAGACTTGGAGTCCTGCCCATGACGGACCGTCGGCGCGACGGAGCGTTATCCTATAATTCAACTTTTAGTTGACTAGTTGAACCGATTAGTTCATTTAACTTAGGCAACAGAGGGGAGCCGAGGAATGAACCGAGTCGCTGAGATGATCACCGTGGCCGCGCTCGCATTGTGCGCGTTCGCGTTTGTGATCGAACCGGCGGCCCGGTTCATCTCCGTAACGCTTCCCGCTTGGCAGCTGGAAAAGGGGAAGTGAGTCCAATGGCGCAATCATGGAAAGCGCGAGTCCAGGAAGTCTATTCCTCAAAAGAGGAGCTAGAAGACTACGACTCGATTTACTGCATTGCTGAGCGTTGCGGCTATCGCGACGCGGGGAAGCTATGGCGGGATAATCCCATGATTGGCGGATCGGTCAACCCGGCTGATTTCGGACTAGCAAAAAGGGAGCGCTGAGCCATGATAACCGCTGAACTCAGAAGCGCGTACAAATGGCAGCGGCGCCAGCCGGGACAGTTGATGCAAGCAAACGGCCATAGGTACGCGCGTCGCGGCGATGGCGACTATTGGCGCCGGCCCGTTTCTGCAGCTGAAGCGCTTTCCAGGGCGCGCCGCGACGTGGAAAGCGGGACCCGCCGCTATCTCGACTTACCAGGCAACGGCATGGGCGCGCCGTTTCAGTCCGGCTCAACGACTCTGCGTTGGGTAGAGCGGCCGGCCGCAATCGGACTCCGCTTTGTCGGCTTTGCTGATCAACTGGCGGATTCAATAGGTCATTTCGGTTGGTTTACCGATGAGTACGGCGACGGGGAAACGATCCGCGGCGCCGTGTATCAGCCGCCAAGCCGCAACGGCCGGCCGCTCTACGTTGTCGGCTATCGCGAGGGAAGCGGCGGCGGCCGCGGCAGCAACTGGCGCGACACGTCAACCGGCCGCGCCGATGATGACAACGGGCCGGCGGCGCTCGCTTTCGGGGAAATGATCGAGGGAACGGAGTCGGACTCCGATTATTACGAGTCGAACCGCCACCATGACGCGGGCCGCGATGCGGCATATTTGGCAGATTCGATCGCGGAGAAAGCCGCGGAGATTCAGCGCGAATATAATGAGGCTTTCCAGGAAGGCAGCCGCTACGCCGGACTCGGTGAGGAAGCCGCGGAAATCAGGCGCGAAGCGCTGCAGCTGCTAGCGGAGATGAAAGCGCGCCGGCTGGAGGGATCGCCGGCAATATGCAGCGCGCTGCGGTCTCAGTTGAGTCAGTTGCTCGAACGGCTAGAAAAGGACCGGAAAGAGCGCGCGAAGATTCGGGACAACTGGAGCGCTAATTATTCATGGGATCCAGGGTTGCGCGCCGAAATGGTGGCAACGTTCAATGACGGCGCCGGCGAGTCGGTTGTCGCAGTCTGAAGAGGGAGTCGAGTCAATGGGAACCGCAATAATCTGCCAGGAAGGCAAGCGAGTCGGGATCGCCGAATCCGAGCCGCAAGGGGTTGGAGTCGTCCAATGGTTTCACAATAACGCCGGCGGCCAATCGGCCGATTACTATCTGCAGCACGCCGGCTATTCAGTCGAGGAAGTGGAACCGGACTGCGGGGAAGTTGAAGCGCTGATCAACGCGATTGCGGAGCGCGCCGGACTCACGATGGAATCAACGTTCGTTCCCTATTCGCAGTCGGAGAACTCCAAAGGCAACGGGCCGGACGGCAAGCCATGGGAGTCGCTGAACTGGCGAGTCACGCTGAAGCGCGACGGCCGCGACATTCTCACAACGTCATACAGCCAGGGGACCGGCTATTGTCCGGCGGATAAGCGCAAATGGGATACAAAGCCGGACAAGGCTAAGGCAATCGCGCTCGAAATTGAGACGGGGAAAATGGCAACGCGAAGCGTAGCGCTGAGCGGCCGGCCCGTTGCGACACAGCGGCCGATTCCCGGTCCCTCTATTGGGGAAGTGATGCAATCGCTTGTGCGCGACGCGGACGCGCTCCACTCCGCTGGATTCGATGATTGGGCCGCGGATTATGGCTATGACACGGACTCGCGCAAAGCCGAGTCCATTTATCGCGCCTGCCTAGAGATTGGGCAGAAGCTCCGCGCCGGTCTCGGCCAAGCGTTGTTAGATGAGTTGCGCCTAGCCGCGCAATTCAACTGAGGGAGCGCTGAGCTATGAAAACGAATCGCTACGCCGCGGAGCGCGGAATAGAGGACGGCCGCGCCGGCGCCGGACCAGGCGGAAACCCGTTTCGCAACGCTGAGCGCCGGGACCTATGGGAGCGCGGGCGGATCAATGGAGCGCTAGGCGGGTTTTCGTGCGGCGCCATTGCGCCGAATCCGCCGACTCTTGTTTGCCTTTGCGGACATCACAACGGGAAGCGCTGAGGCATGGTTGACGCATACATGAGTTGCGCGGCGCTCCTTTGCGCCAGTTGCGGAGAAGCGCGCCGCGCTGCCATTGCAGCGGACGGGGAAGCGCCGGCGGACCCGGCGGACGAGTCGAGCTATGACTCGGACGCATACCCAAAGGGACCTTATCCAGACGGCGGCGGGGAAGCCGACACGCCGCAACATTGCGACGCGTGCGGCACGTTCCTAGAGAATCCGCTTACGCCGGACGGTCTAGCCTATGTGCGCGAAGCGATAGCGGAAGCCATGACGGCGACTCCGTTCGATCCGGACGCGCCGGCGCTGAAAATATGGCGCGAATTCTACGCGGACGAACTTGAGCAATACACCGACTCCGAATTCGGAGCGGAGCGCCGCGCCGGTTACCAGGAAGAATCGGCCGCGCTCCTAAAGGACGTTTCGCCGTTCGTTCGCTACTATTTGGGAACGGCGACAGAAGCCGGAGTCGAGCCTCCCCTATGGGATCCACGCAGCGGCGGAGACCGGCTGACGCAATTCGCGCCGGATGACATAGCGCCGGAAGCATTGCGGCCGATGATCGGACGCGCGGCGGAGCTTGAGTCGGCATTGCGGCCGATAATCGAGCGCGCTGCAGCCGATGAGTCGTTCAGGGTCCCAGGATCGCACGGAGAGTCCATCTGGGAAGCGGCCGGTTCCTTTGCTCGATTGGAAGCGGAAGGCAGCGGAGTCGGTTTCTGGGATGGCCGTTGGAACGGTTACGGCGATGAACTTAGCGACGCGCTGAAGCAATGGAGCGGCGGAATCAATATCGGGGAGTCCATCGAGGGACTCTATTTCGGCGATGACGGCGGAATCTATGGCAATTAGCGCGCTCCGCCATGGCTGGCAGCTGATCAAAAGCGCCGGCTTAATCGTCGCCGCGTTCAGCGCCGGCGGAATCTATGTTGGAATAATGACGCAAGTTCCAGGGTTAACCATGGCCGCGGCGCGGCTTGGCGGCGCCTATCTCAAAGCGAAGGGGATATTATGAAGCGAAAGCGGGACTACTTAGACGAGTCACCGGTCCAGGTCTCTGAACTGAGAGTTGGGGACCTAGTAGACCTTGAAGGGGACCCGTACGCGGACCCGCGGCGGGACCCTATGAATTGTTTCGAGTTTGAGCTTGCAGAAGTTGCAAGCGTTGAGCGCGAAACGGCCGATTGCGTAGCGGTTGGATTCGAGGGATTCGACGTTGTCGGCTTCCCGCCGCATCATATCGTTACGGCGCGGCGTTACATAGGGGAGCCGATTCTATGATAGACACACTAGAGGAATTGCCGGTTATATTTCGCCGCTCCAGACGGCGGGAACCGGAAGGCGCGGCCGCTGAGATAACGGCCGTTTTTCCGACGATTCCCGCTGACTATATGGGCCGCGAAATGACGTGCTACGCGCATGTTGGGCAGCACAGCGGTTGCACGTTCGGTTGGTACAATCAAACGCGCGCTGCCAAGCCGGCCGAATATGAATCGTTGCTGAGGGAGCTTGAAAAGATTTACGGCCGCAAGCTCGATCCGTCCGACTCCGCATATCGGCTCAAGGTCTACCGGCGAATCCAACCGGCGCATAGGGCAGCGCTCGCAGCTGAGGCGCGCCGCTGCCGCGACGCGTTGCGCGCCGATCCGCGCGGCGCGCCATGGTCTCCAGGCGTCGCCGCTGAAGCAATGGCGACTCCCTAATGCTGATCGGGATCGGAATCATTCTGGCGCTTGCGCTCCTCACGTCTACGCGCGCAGGCCGCGCTGCAGCCGCTGAGGCGCTTAAGCCGTTCACGCGACGAGTCGCCATAGCCGCGGCGCTGCTTTGGCTTGTCATTCTAGCCGGATTCATTTGGCCGCCGCGCCACTAAATCTAACAGAGATCCGATTTGAAAAGGGAGCGGGCCGCGTAATGCGGCCCGTTTTCGTTTGTGCGTGCGAGACCCGCTGCGGCCGCTGCCAGGGAGCGCGGAGACCCGCTGCGGCCGCTGAGCCGCTGCCAGGGAGCGCGGAGACCCGCTGCGGCCGCTGAGCCGCTGCCAGGGAGTGCGCGGAGACCCGCTGCCAGGGAGCGCGCGGCCGCTGAGCCGCTGCCAGGGAGCGCGCGGAGACCCGCTGCCAGGGAGCGCGGAGACCCGCTGCGGCCGCTGAGACCCGCTGAGCCGCTGCCGCCTTGGAACACCGCCGACCGCGCTTCCGGAGTTGGGGGCAAGGAGAGCGCGCGATCGGCGGTGCAACAGGGCCTCGGGGAAACCCACCGCCCGAGGAAATGAACACGGTCAACAGACTCGGGGAAACCCACCTCTCGGGGAAACCCATTGCGCAATCTGTTTGATCTGGATTAATGCCGCCGATTGGGAGGAACGAAAGCGTATGATGATCCTGCTCGGCGCCGCGCCGTTGCTGTTACTGTTCTTCATGTCGATCGAGGCGGCGCGTTCGTTCGTCTCAGGGCCGACCGTAGCGACCGGCGCGAGATTGACGGGGATCCTGCTGCTGTTGAGCATTGCTGCGTACGTGACGCTGCTGCTCGGTCTAGCGCTGCAGGGCATAAATCCAGAACCCTGGATGTAACACGCCGCCTCGCGGTCGACCGTCAGACCGGCTCGGCGAGACCGGCGAACTCTGGCGCGATCTGCTTCAGCAGCTGCGTTGAATCCTGCTCGGTGCCTGTTCCCCAGATTTTCGGCGCGCCGCCGCGTTGATCGCTGGATATCACCAGGACATGCTTGAAGTTCCCGCTGGCCTGTAGATCAGCGATGATGTCCCGCAGGTCGCGGTTGAAATGACCACCTTTCATGTGATTCCCCTATCTCGCCGGCGGGATTGCCGGACCGCGCTGTAACGCCACTAACGGCAGTAGGTTCCACAAAAAGTTGAACTATCGCCACTCGGGGAAACCCACCGCTGTTTCAACTATGGGTTGACACGCGGTTGAATCGTTTTACAGTTACGGCGAATCAACAAGGGGACTGAGTCATGTTGAAACGGGCTGAACGACTAGGGCTGAAATGCCTCTCGGGGAAACCCACCGATGATCGCGGGTATCCACAAGAGCGCGACCGCGCTCGGGCCGAAGCGAAGGGCGTGGACTACTGGGCGCGGCTGCATGTCCGCGGTGATCGCCGTGAGCCGCTGTTCTTCCAGGCGCGGCGGAAGAGTCATTTCGATATGCCGATGGCGCCGGTGCGGAGGGGTTGAATCGATGAAGCAATTGGAACGCGAAGCTCGCGAGATTGAGGGTGACAGCGACAATCCGCTGCGCGTGGCTATCGCGAACGACCTCTACGCCAAGGCCGCCGCAGGAATAATGGGCGCGCCTTCATTCACGCCGGGACCGTGGGCAGCAATTAACGACAGCGACGGCTTCGGATGGTTCATCGATACCGCGCCGGGCGTCGATTCCACCAACGAATATGTAATTGCCGACGAAATCCTTGGGCAAGATGCCGAAGCCAACGCCTGCCTGATCGCTGCGGCACCGGAGCTTTACGAAGCCTGCGGACTCGCGCTCGAAATGCTCCCGCAGCGTGGCGGTATTCATTCCCCAACAGGACGGCTCCGCTCACGCTTAACAGCAGCCCTCGCCAAAGCACGGGGGCAGCAATGACCCAACCCCCTCCGACACCCAAACCGATTGTGACCGATGCGGAGTGGCTTGCGTCATTGGACGTAGGCTATGTCGTCGCCACCAAGGCAGCTGCACGGCTGAAGCGCATTGCGGCGCAACTCACATCCCCTAACCCCGAAGCCAGCGAGATTATGCGGGAGGCGCTGGTCAAGCACATGGCCGAACGCTTCCTCGGTTGGCGGCTTCCCGATGACTTCCATCCTGACGGAGGGGTTAGCTTTTGCCCGGTCGGCAATAAGGGGACGGCTCACGAATACAGGCATAATCCCGTTGGCACCAACCTGTTCGACTACACGCAGGCCGAGGCGATGGTTCGACACATGCTCGAAGGCTTCGAAGGCGAACAGCCATGAACAACGCCGCCGATCATCACTTCCACGGTCATCCTGACAAGCGCTTCACGCTGCAGGGCATCCGCGACGAGCTTCGCACGCGGTCCGTCAAACGTCAGCCGATCAAACCGAAAGGATGGAAGCAGAAGAAATGAACACGCGATCCAAGGCTTCGCGGCACTATGGTCGCAAGTATGCCTCACCTTTCAACCGTGAGGTGTTATTGCTCGCTTTGCTGAGTTGGGCAGTCGTCTACCTGGCGGTCAGAATGCTGCCATGACCAATGGAAAGGACCGATTGAATGCTTCGTAATCCGCGTATCCGTACGCAGCTGCTGCACTTCACGCCGCTGTCGCAGGAAGTCCACGGCGACAACGTGCTCGCCGGCTGGTGGTCGGACATCGACACCGGGCAGTCGATCATCGAAACCCGCAACCGCGGCGAACTGATGATGCTGATGGTCAGCGAACTCTCCGAAGCCTCGGAAGGCTACTGGCTCGGCCTCTACGATGACAAGCTGCCGCACCGCAAAATGATCGAGGTCGAACTGGCCGACGCGAAGATCCGCATCCTCGACGCAGGCGGCGCCGACAATCTCGACCTGACGGCCGCTGCGTTCGAGCTTATCGAAAGCGGCCACGTGCCTCCGTTTGCATTCATCGGGAGAATCGCTGAGCCGGTGCTGGTCGACACGATCCTGATGGCGATCGTCAACCAGATCAGCCGCGCGATGGAGTCGCATCGCAAGAAGATGGCACCAGACCAGGCGCTGCCGAGCCGCAGCGGCTACGAAGTCGGCCTCGCCGCGGCGCTGCTGCTCATCCATGAACTCGGCGACCGGTTGGGCCTCGACGTTGACGGGGCCGTTGCGGAGAAGCGGGCGTATAACGCTCAGCGAACCGACCATAAGATCGAGAACCGCCGCGCTGTCGGAGGCAAACGCTACTGAGATTCAGGCTTGCTTTCTTTTGCGATAAGTTTCAACAAATGGTTGATAGTTCACGACTCGAAGGGACCTCGGGGAAATGACGACAGTCACGACGAACATGGATGGCGCGCTGAATCAGCCGCCGGCGCGCAAATGCAAGCGGCCCGCTGGACCGCTGACCCGCCGCCAGTGCCGCGAAGCGCATGTTGAGAAGATGGCGCGTAAGCGGCTTCTGCGCAGCAACCCGCAGACCGGCTTCCTGCCAATCCAGAACCGTCGCATCAATGCTGCAGTCGACGCCGCCATGGCCGTGATCATGCTGGCGAGCGCTGAGCGCGTGTCGAAGCATGGCGGCAACCCGATCAGTGCCTTCGAGGCGCGCGAGCAGGCGGTTCGCGAGATCGCCCGCAAGCTACCGCGACCTGCCATGGTGTTCGACTGGCGCAAGGGGGCTGTGTCGAAGAACAACAACCCCGAGTACCGGAAGTCATTTGTGAGGCAGCTGTGAACACCTGGCAGCTGTCGATGGCGCTCGGGCTGTGCGCCAGCACGGCATTCTCCGGAGTGCTCTACGGCCGCGCCGTCCGCGCTTTCAAGCGCTCCATGTTTTTCAGGAACAACCCGCCGGTCGCGATCCGCTTCGGCTGGCTCGCGATCATCGCCCCGTCGATCGAGGCGTGGGTGCTCTACAAAGGAGGATTTTGGGGATGACCGACATCCAAACAATCAAACCAGGTCATCCGTTGCGACCCGTTGTGCTGCACAGCGTTGGCGCGCCGACCGTCTATCTCGCTGGTCCTATATCCGGTTGCACATACAACGGCTGCACCGATTGGCGCGAAGACGTGATCCGTGATCTCGGCGTAAGCGGAATCAAGGGTCTCAGCCCGATGCGGGCGAAGGATTATCTCGCGTCCCTTCCCGAAGCCATCAGCGGAACCGGCGAAGAATATGCGCACATGGGTCCGCTGTCCCTGCCCCGCGGCGTGATGACGCGTGACCGCTTCGACGCGACGCGCTGCGATGTGCTGCTGGTCAACTTCTTAGGCGCCGAACGCGTCTCGATCGGCACGGTCATGGAAGTCGCCTGGGCCGACCTCTGCCGGACTCCAATCGTTTGCGCGATGGAGCCTGAAGGAAATCCGCACGAGCACATGATGCTTAGCGAGGCGATCGGCTTCCGCGTGCCGTCGCTCGAAGATGCCGTCCACATGATCAAGGCGATCCTGCTGTGACGCGCCACTGCGCAATCCTGCTGCTGGTATCGCTCGCCTGCACGGCGGTGTTCCTCGAACTCATAGGGGCGCGGTGATGCCATATATCCATCCTGCAGACCGGCCAGCGTTAGACGCTGTGATCGACGCAATGCCGGCAGTGAGCACCGCCGGGGAATTGAACTACATCTTCACGCGTCTCGCTAAGACTTACGTCGCCGCGAACGGCGGCAACTACCAGGCGATGAACGACGTGCTCGGCGCTCTCGAAGGCGCGAAGCTCGAACTCTATCGTCGCCAAGTCGCTCCCTACGAAGACTCGAAGCGTGCGCTCAACGGGGACGTGCGATGAGCGTCCGGCTGATCGGCATCACGCAGCCGGCGGTCGAGGAAATTCCCGATGCGTCGGGAATGCTCTCCTATTGCGCCCGTGTCAGCAGCACGGCCAATCAGGAGAACTTCGCGACGGGCGGCCGACTGCTGCGGTCGCTCGTCAAGCGGAAAGAGTGGTCGCCGTTGGAGATGTGCAGTCTGACGATAGAGATCGTCACGACCCGCGACATTGCTCGACAAATCCTACGGCACCGGTCGTTTAGTTTCCAAGAGTTCAGCCAGCGCTACGCGGTAGTCGAAGACGCGCTCATCTACCGTGAGGCGCGGCTTCAAGACCACTCGGATCGGCAGAATTCGATCAACAGTGAAGACGATGATCTACTGGAGAAATGGTGCGAGTTGCAGGGCCATGCAGCCCGTGCTGCCCGTACCGCTTATGACGGCGCTCTTGCTCTCGGTATCGCCAAGGAAGTCGCCCGAGCAGTCCTGCCGGAAGGGATGACACCGTCGCGCCTCTACATGGCCGGTACGCTCCGCAGCTGGATACATTACTGCGATCTGCGCTGCGACCGCAAAACGCAGAAAGAGCATCGTGAAATAGCGTTAGCCTGTCGCGACATCCTGGTTGCGCGGTTCCCCGATCTCGCTGATGTCGTCGGAGGGGATTCATGCGCCGCGGCGACGATTACAGGCTGATCCCTGAGATGATGTGGAAGGTCGACGAGAACGTCGCCTCAGCGAGAAGGCTGCCGAATTGGCCGCGCTTCCACAGGGCGTGCGGCGAGCGCGGTCTGTTTTTCGACAACATCGAACGCCGCGACAGGCGCGACACATACAAATGCGTCGCCTTCACGATCGAGAAGCGCGCTAACGGCTACCCGCATCAGGTCTTCCTCGCCGAAGGCTCGGGGAAATCGGTGCTCGACGCGCTCGGCGATGCCTTCGCCAAGGCGGAATACGACATTCCGGAGGCTGCTGCGCTGCTCGCTGCGGGGCTGCAGGGACCCCACCTCGATTACGCGGGTGAACCGCTACCGGAGGGAGAGTTCAGGGACCCTCCTGAATCAGACTTCGACGCGCTGATGGAAGACGAATTCGAGGAACTGTTATGACCGGACCACACGGGGAATTCAGCATCGGCGGTGACCTGTGGCCGGGACTGTCGAAGCTCATCGAGGAATGCGGCGAAGTCATCCAGGTCGGCGGCAAGCTCATCGGTAACGAGGGACGCGCCGACCATTGGGACGGTTCGCATCTGCCAACCCGCCTCGAAGAAGAACTCGCTGATCTACAAGCAGCGATGCTGTTCTTCATCCGCCGCAACAATCTGAGCCTCGGCCGGATCGACGAGCGCGTCGTGACGAAGCTGGCCCTGTTCGAGCAGTGGCACAGGGAAACCCAAGCGCGGAGGAGCGCAGCATGACCCGTCACATCATGGTCGATCTGGAGACTTGGGGAACGACTCCCGGCTGCGACATCCGCAGCATCGGCGCGGTCGTCTTCGATCCGGTCGAAGGGACGCTCGGCGACGAGTTCTACGTCAATGTCATCGGCGGCCATCTCCACGGGCTGACCAAGGATCCGGCGACCGAGCAACGGTGGTCGGAGCAGAGCGAGGAAGCGCAAGCCCGCCTGCGCATCGGCCAGAAGGTCATCACGCAAGGCATTCTCGATTTTTACGTCTGGTGGAATGAGCAGTCGGCCGACCTCCCCGATTACGTCCGTTTCTGGGCGCACGGGCCGCATTTCGACGAGCAAATCCTTGCAGCAGCAATCCGCGCTGTGGGAGTCTGTGTGATTCCATGGCACTACCGCGCGCCGCGCGATCTCAGGACCGTGCTCGAAGCTGTTGGCCTCGACCCGAAGAACGGCATTCCGAGCTACGGCGTCGAGCATAACGCGCTCGACGATGCAAAGGCGCAGGCGCTCGGCGTGATTGAAGCATACAAGCGCCTGAAAAGCGTCAGCGTCACGGTGTCGGCCACCGACCTCGACAGCTTCTACGACACCATGGCGAACCTTGCCCTGCTACGCCGCGAGCATGATCGCCGCGTCAGGGAACTGCTCGTCGCCAACAACCGCGAGGTCGAGCGACGGCGCGGGGCCGAGGAATTGCTGCGAGAGGCGGCGGGAATCTTCCGCTTCTATGAGGAGAGTCACCGCAGCCGGGTGAGCGCTGCGGCGCCGGAAAGCAGCCCCGACGAACTCGGCGAGAACGCAGCGCGGCTCGCGAAAGCCGAGCGCAACGCCGCCATCGCCGGCCGCATCGAAACATTCCTCGGACTGGCCTGCAAAGACGAAGGCTGTCCGCACTTCAACACTCCACATTCTCATCCGGAGACACAGCAATGACATCTCGCCACGAAGTCTACGCCGCGATCGACGGCGAGCGCTTGTACCAGGACACGCGCTGGAATCCGGAGACGACGCCGAGCAACGGCATCCATCCGGTCGGCAGCTGGCTGACGTTCATTCGATCCTACCTGCGCGAGGCCGAGGACATTCTGTCACGCAACGCCGATCCGAAGGCCAGCGAAGGAGCGCTAGACATCCTCCGCAAGATCGTCGGCATGGGCGTCGCTTGCATGGAGCAGAACGGCGTCGTCCACCGCGGTTCTGGTGTTTCAGGCTACACTGCTGTCGCTGAGCGGAAATCAGGCAGCATAGGGTGGATCATCGCCGCAGCCCGAGGTCTCCGTGCGGCGCAGCGGGACTATCTCGCCGACCGTGGCAATGAAGAACTCGGCCAGCGCGTCGGCAAATGGGCCGCCGAACTAGACACTGCCTTGGGAGATGCCTGATGCCGCGTGACGAATCCTCCGCCGACGACTCTCCTCGCCTTATCGCGCTCTGCTCGCCGGCCATGGGATCGGGGAAATCCGTTGTCGCTGACGTGCTGCAGCGTCGCCACGGCTTCAAGCTGGTGAAGTTCGCCAGCGCCCTGAAGAACATGGCACGCACCTTCCTGCGCGAGGCCGGCATCGAGGAATCCGACATCGAGCGCTATGTCAACGGCGACCTCAAGGAGGAACCGATTGAGCGCTTGGGCGGCGTCACGAGCCGCTGGATTCAGCAGTCGATCGGGACCGAATGGGGCCGCGAGTGCATCCGGCAGGATCTCTGGGTTCACCTGACACGGCTCCGCGTCGAGGCATTCTTCAATATCGGCCAGTCGGTCGTCATCGATGACCTGCGCTTTCCCAATGAACTGGAGATGGTCTTCGAGCTTCAGGGAACTCCGGTGCGGATTTTCCGCCCTGGAATCCTCCCGCCGAAGAAGCATCCGAGCGAAGGGCAACTGGACGCGGTCGACATGCTGACGCTCAGGAATGACCGCAGCATCGAGCATCTGCAGGAACTCGCCGGCATGCTGGCAACTTGCCCATTGCATTGATCTGAATTTCAACTTACGCGTGTAATCTCACTAGAAAAGAACAGAGGGCCGAAGTGACCGTCGCCTACGACCATCGTGACAGCATCGTGAAGTTTATGGAGAGCCAGGCCGACAAGTACGAGAAGAACGGGCTGCGCAACGAGGCGACGGCGCTGCGCGCGACGGCGTCGAGCACCAAGGCGATGCTCGACATCCTGCCTGGACACGGCGATGTCGCCAGTCCGCTTGTGCCGATTGCCGCTCACGCCGTCGAGGCGTTCGGCGGAACGACGGTTCAGGAAGTGCTCGCGAAGGGGCGACAGACCGAGGCTGCAGTCCGCGTCCGCCATGCTGTCATCTGGGCCGCGAAGAAGCGGCTCAATTGGAGCAACGAGGATCTGGGGCGGCTCATCGGCGGCCGCGATGCGAGCACCATCAGCCATTCGATCAGCCGCGGCGATCAGCTGCGCAGCGACGACGCGGAGTTCCGGCGCATCACCGATGCGCTGACCGCGCGGCAATACCGCTGCGAGAACTGCCTGCACGCGCTGGTGCAGATTTAACGGAGAAGGGACACCGATGAGCGACTTCGGACACAATCAACTCGGACCGGAAGGCGTCATCGCTGCCGACCAGTTGCGGCTTTTCATTGAGCGCGCCGAACGTCTCATTGAGGAGCGCAAAGGCATCCAAGATGACATTAAGGATGTGATGGCTGAAGCTCGCGCAAATGGCTTCGACGTAAAGACCATCCGGAAAATCATTCGCATCCGCGCAATGGAGACGCACGCTCGTCAAGAAGCTGATGCTCTCGAAGAGACTTATCGCGCGGCGCTTGGCCTGCTCTGATGTCGAACACTCCTGACCTCCTCGATTTACTGCGCCTCGCCTGCGGTCAGGGGAAGATGCGACTGCATGTCTGGTTCGGCTCTGAGCGCGGCCATCAGGCGAACCTGGCGAATGCCGGCGATGGATGGACGGTCGAGCACGACCGCGACCCGCTCGTCGCGATCGAGAAGGTGCTGCGGATCAGGTTCGGCAAGATGCTGGAGCGGAAGCGCGCCGGCGAGGACACGGAAGGAAGCATCCACCAGGCGCATCGGGACGACAGCCGACACCAGTTCACAGAGGCGAGCGAAGTCGACGGATCGGCGGTGGATGATGGTATTCGATACGTTCTGAGCCGCCGCGGCTTCGTCGACGACAAGACGATCGACGGGATCATCGACGAAGTGTTGGACCGTATCTGGGGCAAAGACCCGCAGCCGAACCTCCACAGCATCACGATGACGACCGCTGCGGTGGACGAGTTCGAGGCGCTGCTGTGATGGACGCCGCAGTGGACAACGACAGCTTCGACTACCTCATCTCCGCCGATGTGATGGAGTCATCGGGCGTCATTCCTAAGTCGCCGCTCAGCAACGTCGCTTCCGCGATCGTCGGCGCAATGCAGACCTGGGAGCGCAAACCGGCCGACTTCTACCCGACGCCGGCCGATGTGACCTATAGCTTGGTGCCACACATTATGGACATCCTGCCAGTCGGTTCTTCGGTGCTCGAACCGGCGTGCGGCGATGGCGCGATGGCCGAAGTCCTGCTTGCGTGCGGCTATAAAGTTGACGCCACAGAACTGCGCGAGGATTCAGGTTACGGCTCCGGAGGTGTCGATTTCCTCAAGAGCAACGTTGCTGGAAACGGCTACGACGCGATCATCACCAACCCACCGTTCATCGTAGCCGATCAGTTTATCAGGCACGCTGTCGGCCAAGCACGCGTCGTGGCGATGCTGCTCAAATCGCAATACTGGCACGCAGCGAAGCGCTTGAAACTGTTCGACGACCATCCGCCGGCGCGTATCTATCCGCTGACGTGGCGACCATCCTTCCTTGAAAAGGAACGCGGCAACAGTCCGCTCATGGACGTGCTTTGGACCGTCTGGGACGCAGATCATGTCGGCGATCCGACATATCATCCGATCCGCCGCCTGTCCTCCAACATTCTCGCCGAACGCGACGAGTTCGAGGCGCTGCTCTGATGCCCTGGCCGGTGAAAATCACTGAAGCTCGTCCGCTTCGTCCAGACCTCAACCTCGGAGAAATGAGGCTCGCAGCTGAGGCCGCCCTCGCCTTTCAACGCGGCGAGCAAATCCCGAGCTTCGTTCAGTTCAGAATGGAAACCGTTCTGCGTAACCTGGCGGGAGTCGACTGATGTTGCGTATCGTCGTGACGCGCGGCCGCGAAGCCGAGCGCGAGGAGTGCCAAGGCTATTATTCGCTGTTCTTGACGCCGTCGTTTGTCGAAGAATTCTATTATGTTAGTCGAACGTACAACCTCGCCGATCTGGTGCCGATGCGCCGCTTCTCTATGAGGAAGCCGACCGCGCATCCCTTCCGAATCGCAGGTGCTGACGGCAGTGAAAAACCAGTAATCGAAATTCGCTTTCGTCAAGTTAAATTTTTGTCTTTTCGATTCTTCAACCCTATTGAACAAAAAGTTGAATTAGTCCACTAAATCACGACTCGACGGTCGGCAGCGATTCGACCGGCACCAGTTTATATTAGGAGCGTCAGAGGGGGTATGGGGATGCTTGCAAAAGTTGTCACGCTGACAGACTTGTCATTTGTTCACGATAAGCAAAATCTATGGGCGCCGCGACGAACCGGCGATTACGCCACCGACACGGCATACGGTCGCCGCTGCGCCGACGAGCTTATCGGATTCATGCGTTTGAAGAACTGTCATCTGGCATTCGGCCAGGTGATGCGCGCAATCACCGCTGTAGGCAAATATGAAGCCGTCGAGATCGGCTTCTGTCACAGGATCGGCGTCCATGTCCTTGTCGGGCAGGACCGCTGCACCGCTGCAGCGATCACCGCAGCTGCCGCCGAGAGTGCCAACGGCACGCGCGCAACTAGACTGTGAATGCCTGACGTGTCTTCAGCGCTGATGTTCCAACTGGCAGCTTTGCCAGTCTGTCCCTGATCTCCTGAATCGGCAGCAATCGCCGACCTACCTCACCATAGGTTCTGCTCCGAAGCACGATCGTGATCGACTTGCGTGCTCGGTAGCCGGCGTCGTTGGCCCATTTGTCGGTCGCGGCGAGGTGGTTGAACGCCTCGATCTGGATGCTCGGGTGCTCTTTCATCACCATGCTGTGATGCACGTGGCCCGTGTCGACGTAGTGAAACTCGGTCTCACCGAAGTCCTTCCTGAAGTCGGTGATCATCACGCCGACGAGATCCTTCGCTTTGGTCTTGTCGCTGTGGTGAACGACGACGAGCGTCTTGCCCATGCGATAGCCGATGAAGACGGAATCGTTGTTCAGCACGTTGACGCGCCCGCTATCGCCATAGGCGACACGCAGAAGCTCGGCCATCCAGATGTCGTTCGTGCGGCTATGGTTGCCCTGGTTGATGATCACGTCGACGTTAGCGGCCTTGCTGAGCGCCATATCGATGATAGCGCGCATGATGCGGCTATAGACCTTGATCATCTTCGGGAAGCGGGTGTCGTAATCGAGCGCGTGACCGCTCGCCTCGGTCGTTCCGCTGAAGTTTTCAAAATGCGTGAAGTCCCCGAGATCGTTGATGACCAAGCGCTCGCAGGCAGGAAGCTCATCAATCAGGATTTTGATTGCTGCCAGTAGCTCCGTCTCGGCGATCTTCAGGTCGAAATTCTCGCCTACCTCGGCCGCGTGGCAGAGCAACCCGATGTGCGCATCGCCGATCTGGATCCACGGAATGATGTCGCCCTGAAAGTCGAGGGGCGCGGGCTGGACCGCCAGCGGCGCGACGGTCGAAAGAAACGCACCGATGGCCTCCTGCACCGCCGCCTGATACGCCTGGTCATCGAGACGGCTTTTGACCCATTGCCCGCGGCGTTCGCCCTCTTTGTCATAATAGGTCGACACGCCGCGAACGACGAACGGCTCGGGGACGGTCCGATCCATGTCATGCTCTGGCGAGTAGCCAGCGATGGCAGCCTTCCGCTTCACGTTGCGGATCGCGCGGGTCACATTGCTATACGCCTTCAGCCCTAGTGCTGGTAGGGCCTTGCGGGCTGAACCGTGGAAATTCACGGCGTCGATGATCTCGGCTTCGCGATCGGTCGCCCATTGCTTGAGCAACGGGTCGATGTGAGGCTCGGCGGTCATAGACCTCCTAGTTGCTGTTGTCGGGAGTTCTCCGGAAGCGCGCGATCAGGCGGATGAATCGCGGCTGCAGTTTCGCGAGCAGACTGCGCACCGTGCGAGTCTCGTAGATGCGGATTGCCGACCAGACGATCGACAGCCCTGCGGCGATCGACGGCAGGTGGTTGAACAGCGTTCCGAGGATGACGCTGAAGGAAAGTATGTCAGCACTCGCCTTCACGCCTGAAGGGATGTGCTCGAACGTGTTGTTGAACTGGCTCAGTACGCTCACTTGCGGCATCCCTCGATGACCGGCTCGACCACGCCGAGACGGGCGTTACGCAACTCGCGACCCGCGATGACCAGCTTGTAGCGCTCGTCGGCGCCCGCAGCGTTCCGCAGCGCCTCGTCGGTGTCGGGATAGGAAGGTGCAGGTGCAACGTTCGACGGCGTGCAGGGCGCGTGAACCGGAGTGACCTTCTCCTGGATGACGATGCGCGGCTCAGGCGGGATCGCTCCAGTCGTGTGACAGCCGGCGAGAACGAACAGCAGGAAGCCGGTCAGCGGCGCTCGCCAGAGGCGGCGAAATATGCCGCCCAAACCTTCGGGCATGATGTCGCGGATTCCCTCGCTCATCGGCCTGTCACCTTGTCATCGAGAAGGGACTCGACGAACTTGCGATCGATCTTGAGGACGCGAGCGCAAACGTCAGCGCCTTCGGGGTTGTAGGAGAGGAAGTTCCGCACGCGCTGGTCGGTGGCGGCGGAGTTGCGGTTCGCTCCCTCCACGCCTTTGCTCAGCGCGTCGAGCTTGGCGGTGGATTCCGCCGATAGGCTACGCAGCTGAGCGTTCTGCTGGTTCAGAGCGTTCTGCAACTGGCTGACGTTCGTCTGGGCCTGGGCCAGGTTTCGCGTCAGCTGCGTATTCTGGGATTGGAGCGACGCCTTGTCGTTGTTGCATGTCTTGAGGTCGTGTTTCAGACCGATGATCTGGATCCCTAGATAGATGCTGAGCGCGAGACCCGCGATTGCGCCGATCGGCCACAGCTTGCCGAGCAGCCATTTGCCGACCTTCGATGCTATACCGACCTCAGGCATCGGGAGATGCCTTGCCTGACGCCTGCAGCAGGTCGACCGCGCCCTGACGGTACGCGATGCAGATCAGAGCGGCGAAGGGTTTCGTCTTCTCGGGCAGCGCCTCGAACTGCTGCTTGCCCCTCTCGGGGTTGTGCAGAAACGTTTCGCGGCAGATGGCGATCACGTCGCTGAACTTGACATTCGGCGCTTGCGCCGGTGCAGCGGCGACGCACGCCAAGGCGGCGCCCGCGACAAGCAGGATCGGTCTCATAATGCCTCCGAGGAAATTGGTGCGAGTTGGAGCTTGAAGCCGAAGGAGCGCATCAGTTGCGCGAATTCGACAGCCTCCAGTTCACCTCGCGCGCGGTTGGCGAAGTTCGATGACCATACGACGTTGCCCTGAACGTAGCCGCGACTCGGAATGATTCGATCAAGAGACGGGCGTAGCGGATGGCGATCGCCTCCGACGAAGAAATCTAGCGGCTGTTGCGTCCAGAAGCAGCGGCCCTGCTGCTCGCGCCATTGAATCTTCGCCCAATCAACGGTCAAATTGAACGGAATGCTTTTGACCTTGGCCTGACCGCGCTTGCTGCTGATGTGAATGGTGAAAGGATGCTGAGCACGACCTACCGCTTTTCCGCGTACTGCGTCGCGACGCGCAGTGGTTCGGTTTGCACGCAGTCGGTTGTCGCCCGTCTGCTTCCACTCCATCGTCCGTTCGCGCATACACTGGAGACAGTTTCGGTGACCCTTGTGCCTCCATGATTTACCGCTGCCGGCATCGTGACGACGGACACAAAGTCGACCGAGATAATGCTTCGATGGATTTGGCGCGAGGCGTTCGGCCGTGGTGCGGAGATCGAGACTCATAGGTCTCGCTTCCGCAGGATTTCGCGCTCCGCTTGCGCCAGCCGTGCATCGTAGCGATTAAGACGAAAACTGGTGCCATTGTACCGCTTAGCGACGGTCACCCAATCGCCGCGGCGCAGCGCCGTCCACAGGTTCACGTCGCCCTTGATGAACTGGACGAACGCCCGTAGCTGGTGACCCTCAGTGGTCGACTCTGCGAGCGCGAAGGCCCACGGGCTGTAGAAGCCGCAGCGCTTGAAGTTCTCGCCGAGGATCTGGAAGCCGCCGTACGACGCCGAGGCGAAGCCCGCGTCGACGTTGAGCGCGACCATGTCCAGCAGCA